CTGACCGCCACCCGTTATCCACAGGCATCAGTCACATTATTGACGACGGTAACACCCCAGACGGCGTAGAACTTGTTGGCTGGATGGGTGAAATGGTTGTTTCTCTCGCCACTGGCTTTCCGTTGGACTGGCAGTTGTTTCACGGTTCCGACCCCGGCTACGACATGGCGGTATCGGATTTCACTATCCAAATCAAAACGGGATGCGGGCCGAGCCTTTTGTTCAAGACGCTTGACTACTTCTCCGAAAATGCCGACGTTGCGGTGCTGGTGGAATACATTGGAAAAGACCGCCGTCATCCCGAAACCGACCCACGCTTTGTTGTCCACGGTTGGGTTACTCGTGACGATTTCATGATGAGACACCACATTCGTGATTTTCGCAAGGGCTTAGGCCCACAGCCGTATATGCACAAAAACGAAATGCGACCCCTTGCGTCGTTAGTGAAAAAAGGGGCGTATGAACCGAACGCTTGACGATGTAATACAGTTTTGCACTGTGCTGAAACCCACGGTTGGCGACGAATACGCCGAGGGCTACAAACAGGCGTTGGAGAACGTGTTGCTGTTCATCAGGAACGACAAAGTAGATTTGGGCCATATGAACCGATGGTTGGCAATTATTCCACCAGTAGTGCTACAAGAAAGACTTTCAGGCGAGTGATAGTCCAATACCCCGACCCATCCCTTGCCTTGATTGCCGAGACAGTCACGGATTTCACCACTATTGCCGAGTTGGTTATGCGTATGCGTTGTGCGATGATTGAGCATTCAGGAATTGGAATTGCCGCTAACCAGATAGGCGACCCACGAGCCGTTTGCGTTGTCAAGTCCGAAGTGATGGTGAACCCCGTCATTACACAGTTCTCCGGCGAACCCGTTGAGCAATATGAGGGCTGTTTATCCCTTGACGGTAGGGGTGTGTTCCCACGACCTGCTTACCCACAAGTGTTGGTGGAATACCAGAACATTCGTGGCAAGGTCATTACCGATACGTTCTACGGCATGGACGCACGCATTGTTCAGCACGAAATACGACACTTAAATGGATTGCTTATTAACGAGGGGTTTGAGGATGCGTAGTGAAATCGGCAGATGGTGGCGTTACGTCAAGCACTTGTGGGAAATACGCAGTTGGTACGAGCGTCTGGCTATGTTCGTGCTTCACGCCTTAGTGATTTCCACCATCGTTGCGGTTACTGTATTTCTGGTTGGTTTTTCCATTTACGCCGCCTTGACCATTTGGCAGTTCGCTATCGCTTTAGCCGTTATTGCTTTTTTGGGTTGGGCGGTCTGGGTGGTGAACCGTGACTGAACCGCAGTATCCCGACCCGTCACTTATCGCCAGCATTGAGCATCAAGGTGAAAAGTTGGGCTACCTTGTGAGCCAAGTTGAGGAAATGTTTGCGAACCACGCAAAGTATGACCTGAACAAAGTTTTGTTCGCACACAGTTTGGAATCGCTAGAAAGCCACCGCAAATGGCTTGATGGCAAACTGACCGACGAACAAGCGGCAACACTTTCCACCGCACTGTTAGAACGAACGTCGCAAATCCAAGACGAAATCAAAAACGCCCACACAAAGAACCTAAACCGATTACACCAGATGGTTCTTGACGCTATTGAGCGTGGCAAGGGGCAACAGACCGAACTGAACACATTTCTAGACGGAGTGCTGAATGACGGACAATAATCCCTTAGCGGTATTCCACGAGTGCCCACAGTGTGGTGGAAACCTTACGCCAGAACACGCCCACTTCAAGTGTCAAAGGTGTGGGTGGCGAGACAGTTGTTGCGACTAGGGGGATAGTGAAATGAACGACGAAATGGTCAACCGACCCAAACACTACGCAACTGACCCAAGCGGCGTGGAATGTATCCAAATCACCCGACACCGCAACTTCAACATTGGCAACGCCATCAAGTATCTGTGGCGAGCCGGTCTAAAGGACGAAACCAAGGTGATTCAGGATTTGGAAAAGGCTATCTGGTATATCCAAGATGAAATACGCCGACTAAAGGGAGACACTGGCGTTCCGCCTACTTGATTTCAACAATAATGGGGTAGCATATCCCTGTGGACAACCGTTTCTCAATCGCCAAACTAGCCCCAACTTGGGTTCGTGCTAGTGAAATCTTAAAGGGTGACTTACCCGGACACCCATTTCGAGGAAACCAATACGCAGAAGCCGCCGCAGGCATTGTGGAACGGCATCTTGGTGACTTTGCTGACAATAGTGATGCATCAAAAGCCGCCGACAAAGCCGCAAATGAAATTTCTCACCTCATTGAGCCAACCGAGGCATCTCTCCGTTCGGTGGCAAAACTTCACGAAGCCATTGCTGACATTCATCACCACAACCAAGAGGAATACCCCGGTGGGCGTGACCCCTCCTAAGTGTATCCAATGCGTATTACTTCCGCCCCCGTTGCTCGTGATGCTCACCTCGCAGTTGCAGATTACGCAAACCACTTAGCCGACCACGTTGCCAGTGGTGGAACCCTGAGGCCAGAGGAACTTGACCAACTTCGTAGTAAAATAGGCGGTGCGGCAGATGAAAGCGACACCGCAGCAAGCGAAGCGGGCGATTTGGGGGTTGAGTAATGGACAACCTTGATAGTGAAATCATCAAGTGGGTGCAAGTGGCGAAGGGCGATGTCGTAGGGCATCCGTTTCACGGCAACCAATACATTTTGACGGCAAGTGAAATCGTTGCCAACAAAGCACGGGAACTGGAAGGCGTGGTCAGTGCCCAAGGCGACGATATCAACCGTTCTGCGGAACACGATGAAATGAAGAAAACGCACCTAGCATTGTCTAACGACCTTGCTAGAAAAGCCGACGAGGCCGGTTCGCCTGACGAAAAGAAAGCACTTTTAGAGGCATCGCAAGCCCACCATGACGCATACATTGAACACCTCGGAGCATCAGACGCTCACAAAGATGTGGCAGGATTTGTGCAGACTTACAGTAATGGCGCACCCGACTTTGAAAACCCAGAAGAACACATAGAAGGCACTTCGTATGCGGCGGATGCAAGCCAGAAGGCGAATGAACTAACCCAAAGAGCGTTGGTCGCCTGAACGGGACTAACGAAGTAAGAAACGACTAGCCTTTTTGCACACTAAACCCGTAGTAGCCTGTTGGCACTATGAACATTAACGTCAGTGCTGAAAAGGTTGCGATTGACTCCATCAAGCCCCACCCCAACAATCCCCGACTAGGTGATATTGCCCTCATAGCGGAATCCCTGTCCAAGAACGGGCAGTATTCACCTATCGTTGTCTGGAACGACACAATTATCGCCGGAACCCACACTTGGAAAGCCGCCAAGAGTCTCGGCTGGAAGGAAGTCGCCATTACCCGATACGAGGGTAGTGAAAACGATGCACTACGGGTTCTAATCACGGATAACCGCACCAGTGATATTGCCACATACGACAACGCCTACCTGTTGGAACTGCTGAAATCCCTACCCGACCTTGATGGAACGGGCTATGACCTACAAGACATTGACGACCTTGACGGGCTAGGCGACAGTGACGGCGGTGGTGTTTCTAACGAAAAAGACGAGCCAGAGCCGAGTGACGACAAGCCAGAGACAATTCCAATTCGCATTGGCGAGTGGTTTGGTGAAATTGACGGGGATATCCACACCCTTTGGTTGGAATCCATTACTGACGCAGTAGGTGAAAAGAAAGCGTCTATTACTAAGGAAATCAAGGCACGTCTAGACATTCCCAATGAGCCGAAAGCCCCGAAAGAGCCAAAGGCCCGCAAGGCGACGGCTGGTGAAAACTACACGTTGGGTGAGACAGACTTGGTTGATTTGTCTCAACTAAAGCGTTTTCCCGGCAATCCCCGTGAAGGCGACATTGGGGCAATCAGCGAGAGCCTGCGTATCCTCGGACAGTATCGCCCCATAGTGGTGAACAAGCGCACAAACGAAATCCTAAAAGGCAACCACACAGCCGCCGCTGCTTCAGCACTTGGCTGGACGCAAATAGCCGTTGTGTGGGTTGACGCTGACCCCGAACAGGCGACCCGTATCGTTCTGGCGGACAACCGCACCGCAGACAAGGCAACCTACGACAACGACCTGCTACTTTCCACCTTACAAAGCCTTGACAGCCTTGACGGAACAGGGTTTGACCAAGAGGACTTTATTGACGTAGCAAAGGGCAAGAACCTAACGCCGAACCAGCCAAAAGTCAAGATAAAAGTGGGCGAGTACGGTTTCACCACCACAGAGGGTGCATTTGAGGCGTGGAAAGAGGACGTAGAAATCCCCAACGAAGCACTACACCGTCTAGGTATCCCCATCACGTCTATCGTTCGCCAAAGCGAGTAGTGAAAAATGTCTCCGTATTGGTCGTGGATATTGGAAGCCGTGTCGTTCACGGGCTTGTTTCTGGTTGGAAAGAAGTTCTGGTGGTCGTGGCTTATCCTCATTGGGAACACCGCCCTGTGGGGCATTTACGGCGTATCTAGCCACCAGTACGGGTTTCTGGTCGCCTCTTGTTTCTACGCACCTATGTACTTCAAGAACTTGTGGCAGTGGTTTCACTCACGGCACCAGCCCATTACCGAGAAGCCAATCCTCACCCACCCCGAATAACAGGTAGCGAAATCCAAAACCCTTGTGTATTATCAGGGGTATGGAAGAAAATCGTTTCGCCACCGAGAACCTAACCAAGTCGCTGTCTAACTATCCGGTTAGCAAGGGTGATTTGCCCGGACACGAATTTCACGGCAACCAATTCACGAGTGTTGGCTCTATGGCTCGTGCCTCTAAGGGCGTTGTTGATAAGTTCAACAAGATTACAGCAAATCGTGCGCCCAACGCCGATGAACACAACCAAGCCGCACAGATGCACAAGGCACTTTCAGAGGCTCACACGGCAAAGGCACGGTCTTTGCCACTTGGCCCTGAGCGTGATTCGCACATTGCCGCTGAGACGGCGCACGGCGTAGCGGCTCTAAAGCACAACGACGCTGCGACGGCACAACTTACGGGTTCCAACTACGCCGATGATTTTTCACAAGAGGCTATGGACGCAAGCGCAAACGCCTCGCAGAAGTCGTCTTTGGCAGACCGAAACCGCTAAAGAGGTAGTGAAATAATGGAAAATCGCTTTAGTTCAGAGGCTTTACTCAAGTCCGCATCCAACTACCCCGTCGCCAAGGGTGACCTACCCGGACACGAATTCCACGGGAATCAGTATCAGCACTCGGCTCATGTCGCCAAGTTGAGGGAAATCGCTGACAAGGCGGATACTGAAAACCAACGCCTGAACATCAGTGGGCGGTCGACCAAGAATGTTTTGGGAAACCCAGCACAGAGACACTCTTGGAGAACAGAAACCCAGACGCTTCGCTCAATCAGGGATAATCACAGATTGGCATCGTCGGCTCGTGACCTTGCCAATCGTCTGGAACAAGACTCGACCAAATCTTTGCAACAGCACATGGAAGAGGCCAAGCAGGCAGGCCGCCGTGACTACGGTATGGGTTCAGACGGCGAATCCCTTATCTACCCAAGCCCCGAAAACAGTCACTACATCAAACAACTTGGAGATGCTCTAGGAGCATAGTGAAATCCCATGTGAGCTTGGGGTCTTAGCGTCGCAGGCTTACATGTAACCCACCTAACGGGTAGTGAAAAGTATCCGCAACTAAACGCTAATCAAGTTCTATGCTGTCGTCATGGGAAAGAAACTAGAAGAAGCGTATTACCGCCTACAAAACGAAGCACGTCACCACACCAAGTTGGCGTTAGCCAAGCAGACCGACTACGAGAACGGCTTTGCCTCTGGTTTTACCGAAGCCCTGCGTATCGTTATGGTTATTCGTGATGGTGAAAAACAATGAACATCTACTGGGTCTATGTTCTCACCGCCATTATCGGCTGGGTAGGATTTGCCCTTGGCTATTGGGTTGGCAAAGACTAGCCATGAGCGACGACAGGATTGTTGGTTGGGCCATGTGTCGTGGTTGTTCCACCACACTGCACCTGATGAGCAACAGTGGTTGGGTTCACGCCACCCCCATAGACAACTGTTTGTACCCAACACCAAAAGTCGCACCCTCTCCCTATCACAACAGCATTATCCCCGACGTACAAGGACGTGAACTATGACGAAATGTAAGAACTGTGGCAGGGACATTGTTCTTAGTGAAATCCACGAAGGTCGTTGGGAACACAAGTCTCCCGTTCCAAATCACGACGCAGACATTTGCGAGGAAATCAAAACCGCCGAACCAGCGGCGGAAACCGGCGTTCTTATTGACTTCACCGCCAAGGAACTACTGGACATCGCTATGGCTATGAACATCACGGGTGAAACCTTTAATCAGTTCATTGAACGGGCACTCAGAGAAGCCGTTGGCAGGTACGGGGAAAAGTAATGGGTGGCGTAGAAGAGGAAAACCAATACGGGGTAGTGAAATGACCTGCGAGCGTTGCAGTGAGTGGATTCCCGACGGACATTTCCACGACTGTTCGGATACTTGACCTAAACACCAAACACGGGTAGAGTGTCGGGTATGTTCTACACATTTTGCACCCACCACGGCAAAGAGGAAATCTGCCCCATTGAGCCATACAAAGTCTGTTCAGAGTGTCGTCACATCTTTCAGACCGAAGAAGGCCTACTAGCGGCATACACCGAAACAATGGAAACGCCGATACTTAGCCACGAATCCATTACCGCTTGCCCGTTCTGTTCTACCGACTTCTAATGAACCCCATACGCCGATACAAAGAATGGGTAGATAAGGTGGTTGAGTCTGTATTGCCCGACATTATTGAAGGGGAAATCAAAGCAGTTAGGGAAAACCGGCGGGCTAAAGACAGCAGAATCGTCGCAAATGGCAGTTCGGACAATGAGTACGACGGGGAAAATGAACACACAGATATCCGTACAAGTGGCACTTCTGATGTAATGCCCACAAATGAGTGCGACCACGACTGGGTACATAAATCCGGTGCAGGGTATCGGTCAATGCCAGTTGCTATCTGTATCAAGTGCTACGCCGAAAAGACCTACTGCCCCAAGTGTGGGGAAAAACTATGAAGTCCGTTATCTTGCTTGGTGATGCTCGCAAACGCCTTGCTGAATTACCAGCCGGTTCTGTGCGTACCTGCGTCACCTCACCGCCCTACTTCGGCCTGCGTGACTACGGAACGGCTACTTGGGAAGGCGGTTCACCAGACTGCGACCACAAAGGGCCACCGAGGGCAAGCGATAAAACCGGACTAAGCCACCCTGAAAAGAAATCTCGTGAGCAACTGCTTTCGGAACCGTCACGGCTTGTTTCCGCTACGCCTTACAAGGGTGACTGTCCTAAGTGCGGGGCTAACCGCATAGACAGCCAAATCGGTCTAGAGCCGACCCCTGAGGCGTATGTTACCGAGATGGTTGCCCTGTTTCGTGAAGTCCGGCGTGTCCTCGCAGATGACGGAACGTTGTGGCTCAACTTGGGGGATAGTTATTTCCCTCACAATGGTTCAAGGGGAAACAAAACACCAGCAGGCGATTCTTTGCGAGGGCGAGATAACGAATACCAACCTTCACCAAAAAT